CTGTTTCCCGCCTAGCCATGTTGTCGATACCACCATGTTCTAAGCAGTAGGTGTTCAACTTACTTCTAGGGTTTTTACACCCAAGGGATGAACACTTACCGTTAGTGGGTACTGATGGCATCAGGCTAGGAATCGTAGTTTGTATAGCGTACTGTTAATCAGGTTAGCAATAGTATCTACTTCATTCTGTAGTTCGCTATCCTGTGGGAATCCTGATGTGCGGCGCAGGGTCGCTACTTCTTCTTTCAGGTAGGTTAGGTAAGTTACGGGGTTATTGTCGGGCAATTGGTAGTCCGATTGGTACTTAGTCAATAGCCCGTACTTACCTTGGAACGCTTCTACGAATCCATCTACTAGGTCGCTGACTTCATCGTAATACGCACCCAATGCCATGTGCTGAGAGTAACTCAGGCTTTGGAAATGTAGGATGTGGGCGTTGGTTACGCTATGCAATAGGCACATAACAAACTGCATTACGGGGTCGCTTTGGGCGGCTTCTGCGCGGAATTTAACCATCATAGTCCTTCGGGTAGTGGTACATCGGCGGGCCATAAGCCCAATGCCTGTAATTTTCGCACCGTTTGCAAATGTGCGGCAAGCCAAATCTTTTGGCGTTCAAACTTGTCTAAATCCTTGCCTTGGTCAATTTCCATGTGACAAGCATGGCAAAGGCTTGCAATTAGGTTGTCATCGGCTTTTATCCCCCGACCTTTACCGCCTTGCCAATTGGTATGTGCGGCTATTACCGTTCCGTCATCCGCGCCGCAATGTTGGCATGGTATTTCACGGGCGTTGCGTAATATAGTTTGGCTACGGATATATTGGTGTTTAGGGAATCTCATTATCCGTTTAACCATCGTTGAATTGGCATTTTCTCTACTTTCTTAAATACAAATACGGGTTCATATTTAAAACCGCCCTTACTAATATGGGAAAGTTGCATTTTTAGTATTTCTTGTAACTCGAACTTTTCTTGCCCTGCTATTTCTAATGTATCGCGTTCTAAATTAGGGTGCGATTTAACATTAGCCACATTTAATATCAAATAACCATCTGATTTTAATGCTTGGTAGCAATTTTTAATGGTTTGGCGTAAGAAATCTTCATTCCATCTATCAACCGTATCGTAGGCTTTAAAACTTTGGGTTGATTCATCCGCGTATTTTTCGGTATCAAAGTATGGGGGCGATGTAAAACATAAATCTACGGGTTCAGCGGGAACGAACATTTCGCTACCCATCATGTTTAATTCTGCATCCATCGGCAAATGTCTAAAATCATTGACCATTTGCAATAAGCCTTGCATTGTCTTTTCGCTTGGGTCTGTTCCTATGTACTTGGATACATTGCCACTTGCGTAAGCCCCCAACAATCTACCGCCAAAGCCGCATGACATATCCCAAACAACGCCACGGGGTTTACAGTATTTTTGATAGATTGCCGCCGCGGTTGATGGTCTAAAGTTGCTTACCGCCTGAACGCCTGAATAACTACGCAACGCCTTGCGAATTTGGCTATCGGTCATTTCATTGTTTGGCAATAACATTTCTAACCCGCCGCGGTTTAGGCGTTTAGTTAAGGCTTTACGCAAAACGGCTTTATCTTGCCAAACTTGCATTGGGGTAATCATTTCGCGGGTTTGAACTTCCCATGCGTGTGGGTGATAACTCCATGCCAATCCTAAACCGTGCATTGTTTGGCTAAGAATATTGCCTTTAATGGTTCGTTTGAAATCAAATTTGCTTAATGTTTCAAACTCTTTAATTTTTTCTTTGAATGTGTAGTTGTAATAGGGAAATTGCCTTTTCTCTACATAACTAAAAATGTCATCTATTATTGTGTCTTGTATTGTGATTTTCATTCGATTTCAACAACTAAGTTGCCGTTTGATTTAATGTAGTTTCTTGTTTTCTGAACATAGCGTTCAAATTCTGCGCGGGTGATGCTTCCCTGTTGCAAATCGGCATATTCCAGTAATTCCCGTATTGCCTGTATGCCAATGCCATCTAACCCCATCTTTAGGGTTGTTTGGTAGCGTATAGCGGCTTTGTGTAGGCTTTCTTGGGCTTTCTCGCATACGGGTAACACTTCAGGGCCAACGCCGTTTTTAGCCATCATTTCAGCAAGGTTTAAAACATCTACTAAGGTTCGCCAATCCTGTACCGTGCCATTGCCTTTCGTGATTGATTCCAAAGCGGCATATTCGGTTAGCCTTAACTTGTCTAGCAAATGTCTAGGTGTATAACTAGCCCCAACAATGCCATGCGCGATTGGGTCTAACAATGCCCAAAACTTTCGTTTAGTGCGTTTACGCATTTTTACTGTTTTGTCTTAGGTATTTGCCTGTAATACGCTTGTTCCAACATGATTGGCAAATCCATTTATGCCCCATGTCTATGCCGCCTTCGGGCGGTTTATCAATATCGCATTTAGTGCAAAGTTTAAATTTGTGATTGGCAAACCGTGCGCCAATGTCTATTTGCGGCATCATGGTTCTTGCGCCCTGTCTTTTTCTTCTTGTAAGTGCGTAGCCAACTTCATTGCGCCATCTATTTCCAGTTCGGCAAATTGTTCTTCAGATAACAATCCCGTAACCTCTACACCCTCAAACATCACGGTTTCAATATTTTCAGCATAAGTGCCGTATTCATCGCGTTGGTAGGTCATTTTGCAAGTAACGGTTTCGCCGCCGCCGCCAGTTGTGGCGTTAAAAGTAAATTCGTAGTCACTCATACGGGTGCATCCTCAAAGTTATCGGGGTTAAAACGGGGGCGTTTAGCCCCCTTATCTTTTGGGTTTGGAAACGGGGGAAAGGGCCAACTCATGCCGCTACCGCCTGTGGCATTTGTGCAAATTGTTCAAGGGTAACGATTTTTACAATGCCTTTGTCCATTGCGTGAACCCAATGCTTATGGCAAACATAGCGGATACATTGCAATTCAGTAGATGGAATGGTTTTGTCAATCCAAACATTGTTGAATTCATCCAACATAACGACAAGGTTGTTTTTCTTTGTAGATGCGTGTTTCATTTTGCTTCTTTCGTTTAGACCGTGATGCAACGGCATGGTTGAATTATAAGCGGGCTTATATGTCCTACGCAAGTGTAGGGTTATTCAGTTACTCTGATGCCGTTGCGTTCGTTAGCCGATTCGGTTCGCCATATTTCTGTTTTAAGGGTAGCACCCGTAAGTAACCACTTCAGGGCTTCTTCTTGCTCACAAGCCGCGGCTAAACCTTTTAGCAATTCTTGATATTCGGGATGCGCGTAGGCTTCCCGTTCTTGTGCCGCCGCGCTTTCGTAGCCCGCTTGCATGGCTTCTTTCATCAGCAAAGCCTTTTTTGTCCGCAAGAAATTTTCAATATAGATGCGTTCACTTTTTGATTTTGCGTATTTAGGCGCGTTTTCCTGTATAAATTCTATGGCTTTGTACGGCGGGTTCATTTAATAACTCCAATCATTCGTAGTGCCGATTCGGGACTATCCACGCGGCATAAGGTACTTCCACCCCAATTTTTAAAGAAGTCGGCTTGTAGGGGCGTTAAACGCCCTTTAACCGTGCTTTTTAATTCCATCAGAAATGTATGCCCGCGGTAGCCAACTAAAAGGTCAACGGGTATGCCAATAATCCAAACATAAGCACCCGCGGCGCGTAGTGCGCTAACAATCTGTTCTTGGTTGGCATCAACCCTTGCGGCGTATCGCATTTAAATCCTTTTGTTCATTCATTCTGCGCTTTAAATCATCGGCAACCTTTTGCCCCCGTTTGGCGGCAATTTCTTTAATAATCTTTGCCCACCATTCGATTGCTTCGCCCCTACCTTCTTCCAATTGCTTTTTACGGTATCGGGCAACCCATTCCCGCGCTTCGCAATCCTTAAAGTGTTCCATGTCCATCAATATCGCCAGTTAGTTCCAAGGCTTTGCGGATTACCCATTGTGGGTAACTGACCCCATCCCGCACCCTGTCCAATATTCGCATTGCCATTTCGTGTGTCATGCTTTAGCCCTCAATGCCGCCATCTTTGCTAATACTTCTAACGGGATAGGTGCGGCGCGTTTTGCATCGTCTTTTATCTTTTCTAACGCGGGGTCGGGTCGATTGTCCATTGGTACGGTTACGCGGGCAATGTCAGCAGGGTTTTGTTTGGGTGCGTTTGTGCTTCGTACCCAATTGCGCCATGTTGCAAACCAATCCAACTTAACGCCCTTTTGCCCTGCCTGTGAAATCCAATAATCTTTAAATTGGTCAAAGGTTTTAGCAGGGTTTAGTTCAGGGCGTTGTTCAACGCAAAATTGTTCCCATTCTTTTGTTAAACAAAAATCTAAAGCAAGGCGTGAGCCGCGCTTGTTCTTCTTATCTTGGTTTATAGTTTCTAGTTCTTGGTTTATAGTTGCCTTAACGATGGGTTGCGAGTCGCTACCCAATGGGTTAGCGGTTGGGTTCTTTTTCCTACCGCCTAGCCGCCCATTCGCCCTATTCTTTTCTGCCATCGCATGATATTGCTGAATAACATTTTGGCATCGGGCATTAAACCAACCATCTTGATGCTTAACAAACATATCATTCAGCACATTTTCAACCGTAGTGGTATCCAATCGCAACCTACGCGCAACCCATTGGGTATCCAACGGTATTTTGTTTTCTGAATCGTAGTACATATCAAGCAAACGCCGATACGCTAAATCTTCATCGTTTGATAGATGAACCGTTGCCGACCGATAATCGGAAATATTAAATTGGTAATAGTGCATTTTTTTCCACTTGCAAAAACCACTTAAAAGAAACTGCGGCAGGGAAAAAGTGGGAATCCTTTTCGGTTGGGTAGCAACTCCCAACCTAGCCGTGTTTCAAAAAATTGTATCAAAGAATCATCATCGTGTGTAAATCTTTGCGTTCCTGATGGGTCATAAAATAATAATAACCTTGCGTGTAATCTTTATGCAAATGGTAGCAAATCAATTGATACAAAGAATCTTGCATCGATTGATTGGCATACGCAAATGCTAGGTGTTCCATCATCAAAGATTTGTGATGTAGGTATTTTTCTATTTTTGTCATTTGAACCACTTAGGTTTGAGTAACTTCAATTGCCATAGGCGCGCTTTGGGTATTTCTTTCCATTGGCTAATAGCCGATTGATTGATACCTAGCAATTGCGCCAATTCGGTTTGATTGCGTACCTTTGCTAATAATTCCTGTTTTGTCATACCCTATTATAAGCCAACTTATAGGATTGTTGTATTAGGGAAACTACTTAGAAAATATTTTTAAAAAAGGCTTGCATTGGTTATTAGTTGGCTTATAATTCACCCATGCCCTAACTTCTAGGGTCTTTTAGAAAGGCAAGCAAATGAACGCACCATCTTTTAGTTTCAACTATGTTGAAAGAATCCCACCCAATAGTTACTTTGGCGTTTTCTGCATTGTTAACGATGACGGTGAATGTTTTGAAACTTTTTCTTTTGATGATGTTGAAAAAGGTTATCAAGTTTGGTTAACTTATTTGACCAAAGAAGAAAAAGCGCAATGGAATGAATATGTTTCCGATTGCGATGCCGCAGAAGCGGTTGCATACGAACAACAATGCGAACGCTTGCATTTCTCATTTAACTAAACAAACGGGGGCTTAGTCCCCCATCAAAGGACAAAACAAAATGAAACACAAAATCATTACAACTTTAATTGAATGTGCATTAGCCATCATCATTTTTGGCGGCATTGGTGTACTACTAGCATGGCGGGGGTAAACATGAACTTAATTTATCGCTTCCAAGGTTTATGGCGTTTGCCATCAGCAAAAGAAATGGCGGCTAAAGAATTAGAAGAAGCAAAACGCCGTTTCCTAGATGCCCAATCAGCAATGGAATACGCCCGCCGTATGTCCGATTACCATTCTGACCGTGTAAAAAGATTAACCATTTATTTAGAAAGTGCAGAATGAAAAATCTAGCCACCGCATTGGTCAAAGCACAAAAGGCGTTTGGCCCTGCTTTAAAGACTTCTACAAACCCGCATTTCAAATCACGCTACGCTGACCTTGCCGCTTGCGTTGAAGCGGTTATAGACGCGCTAAACGATAACGGTATTGCCCTTATTCAAAAGAATTACGATTGCACTAACGGCGTAATGATTGAAACCATGTTTGTGCATGAATCGGGCGAAATGCTTGAATGTGGAATTCTTCATGTTCCCGCCAACAAACAAGATGCCCAAGGCTACGGTAGCGCATTAACTTATGCCCGCCGTTATAGCCTTATGGCGGCTTGCGGCATAGCCCCTGAAGATGATGATGCCAATGCCGCGGTTCGCAAACCTATCATTGATGAAGCCGCCCTCATAGACCACTTAGCCGCTATTGAGGCATCAACCGACCAAGATGGTTTAAAGAATGCCTACAAAGCCGCCTACACCGCTTGTAACGGCAATGCTGATTGGCAAAAGAAAGTGATTGCCGCAAAAGATAAAGTTAAAGCAAAATTCTAATGTGGCGCAAAAGGGAAATAGGGGAAATGATGACACAAGATGAAATTATTGAAATGGCTAGACAATCGGGGCTTGTAGGCAAACCAACCTATACCAAAGGGCTTATAAACTTTGCTAATTTAGTAGCACAAAAAATGCGTGACAAAATTTACGCAGAAGAATTTGAACTACCAAAACCAAGATTAACGGGCAAGTTTTCAATCACCGCAGGGCAGTTTAAATGTACAGGTTGCACGGGTACATGGAAAGACCGCGAAGATGCTAAACACCATTCATGTAAAGATTACCAATGACTAAAACAGAACTATTAGACCACTTTGCGGTTATTGCGATGACCGCGCAAATTGAAAAATTTGGAATTACAAATTATTTTTCGTTAGCACAAAGTTCATATCGTTTAGCAATAGAAATGTTAGAACACCGCGACAAAATTCATGCTGAATGGGAAAAAAAAGAAGAACAACAAATTTTATATAAAACCGCTAATTTGCATGAATTAAATTTGCCAGTTAGATATTTTAATTGTCTAAGGGCAGAAGATATTTATACAAAAGAACAGTTGTGTAAGTGGGATATTCGCGATTTGAGAAAAATTCCTAATCTTGGCGCAAAAGGTGTGCGACTTGTTATGGAAGCAATGGCAGAAACCAATCTAAAACTAAAAGGTCAAGAATGATTGAAAAAGTTGAACAAGGTACACCCGAATGGTTTGCCGCCCGCTTGGGTAATGTTACGGCATCCCGCGTTGCTGATGTAATTGCCAAAACCAAAAGCGGTTATTCAGCATCACGCGAAAACTACATGGCGCAATTGATTTGCGAACGCATGACAAACACGGTTGCGGAATCGTTTAGTAGCCCTGCTATGCAATGGGGTACGGAAACCGAACCGCTTGCCCGCGCCGCCTATGAATCTGTAGCCGATGTTTTGGTTGATGAAGTAGGGTACATTGC